ATGTTGGTGACAACGCCGCTGGGGACACTCAGCGGTGACAATCCGCATGCCAATGGAGAACACATGAAGAACCCAACGCCCATCGTGCAGATGGCCGCGTTCGTGATGCCCATCCACGACTACGCATTCGACGAGAAGAACGAGCGCTTCCGTTACATCCCGACCGAGGCTGGCAATTCCGACAACATGGGCTTCGACGTGTTCGGGTGGGAGCTGCAGACCGAAACGTGGACCCACCTCGGCAGCTTCGAGACACCAGACGAGGCGGACCGCGAGGCCCGCGAGTGGCACGAGGCGGTGATGAAGCTGGTCGGGGCCAAGCCCTACTGTCCCGAGGCCAACTGGTCCCCCGAGGACTTCCAGCAGGCCGTCGCAGACTGTGAGGCGACCGCCCGTGCGCTGGACGCCGAGGAAGGGGAGGCCGCCTGATGTCGGCCACCTACATCAAGCCCCGCCCGTGGAACGGTCGCGACCTGACCGGCGAATGGGAGGTCACCATCAAGGTCGACGGTTGGCGTGCCCTCTGGAACGGAAGCGAGTGGCGTAGCCGGGCCGACAAGCCAATCCCTAACCTGCCGCCGTGGAAGCCGGGGATGGCGACCGACTGCGAGGTCTACCTCGGGAGCCTGTCGCGCACCTCCCGCGCCCTTAAGACGAAGCACCTCAAACCGGACACGCCGCGCGTCGGGTACGAGCACCTGTTCGCCCTGGCACCGCTGGACGCGCGGTTGCGCCGAGGCACCATCGTCGACCCGACCGCCGACGAGATCATCACCCTGATGCACAGCGTCATCGACGCCGGGTTCGAGGGGCTGGTCCTGCGGCAGGGCGAGCGCTGGATCAAGGTGAAGCCCGAAGAGACCATCGACGTGCTGGTCACCGGCTGGGGCGAAGGAGAGGGCAAGCACGTCGGCCGGCTGGGCTACCTCAAAACCACGCACGGTGATGTCGGCACCGGCATGACGGACGACGAGCGCGAGGAGCTGTGGGCCGAGGCGCTGGCCGGGACGCTGATCGGCCAGACGGTCGAGGTGTCCTGCATGCAGTTCACCCCGGACGGCAAATTCCGGCACCCGCGCTTCGTCCGCATGCGCCCCGACAAGATCGCAACCAACGAGAAGGAGGCAGCTTGACCGCAGCCGTAGCGCTCCGCGAGGAGCAGCACGAACAACAGGCCCGCGAGGCGGGCGCGAAGAAAGTACGCGACAGGGTGATCAAGGCCCAGCAGAAGGGCCTCGGCGCCGAGACACCGGGTGGTGTCGGCCTCGTCAAGCGAGCCATCGGGCCGCTGTCGCAGGCAATCAAGGCCGCACTCGACGACGCCAAGAGCGGCCGGGCAGGGCGTCGGCACGTTGCCATGCGGACGCTGGACCTGCTGGCCCCCGAGGTGTCGGCCTATCTCGCGACGCGGGTCGCGGTCAGCTCGGCGATCCTGCGCCGCAGCCTGACCAACACGGCGGTGCAGATCGGCTCCGCAATCGAGGAGGAGCTTCGGCTGGCCGCGTTCGAGGAACAGCAGGGCGGCCTCTACAACACGATCATGCGCCGCATGAAGGAGCGAGGCGCGTCTGCCGGCCACGCCCGGCGGGTGTTCGTGTTCGCCGCCAACAAGGCGAGCGTCGAGCTGCCGAAGCTGACGCAGACCGAGAAGCTGCACCTCGGCACCCGACTGGTCGAGATGCTGGTCGAGGTGACCGGCTTCATCGACATCGTCACCGTCCGCAGCGGCACCAAGACGAAGCTGATCGTGCGTCCGACCGACGTGGCCGAGCAGTGGATCAAGGATCGCGACGCACGGGCCGAGCTGCTGTCGCCCATCGCTGCCCCGATGGTGGCCCCTCCGAAGGATTGGGAGAGCACGAGAGGCGGGGGCTACTACTCCTACCCGGTGACGCAGATGCCGCTGGTCAAGGCGTGCAACCACAGCCGACACAAGGAGTTACTTGAAAGCGCCGACCTGTCCATCGTGCTGCGCGGCCTCAACGCCATCCAACGCACGGCGTGGCGGATCAACACCAAGGTGCTCGACGTGATGACCGAGGTGTGGGACCGCGACTTGCAGATCGCGATGCCGAACAAGCACGATCTGGAGCTGCCGTCCAAGCCGGTCGGGTTCGACCCGGCGGCGAAGGGGAAGGCGGCATGGGCCAACGTGCCCGACGAGAAGCGGCAGGCGTACCGCGTCGAGGCGCGACGCATCCACGAAGAGAACGCCGCGACCCGTGGCAAGCGGGTGCAGATCGCCCAGGCACTACAGGTCGCCACCGAGCTGCGAGACGAGCCGGCGATCTACTTCCCACACCAGCTCGACTTCCGGGGCCGGGGCTACGCCGTGCCGGCCTCGCTCAATCCGCAGAGCAGCGACCAAGCGAAGGCGCTGCTGACGTTCGCTGCCGAGAAGGGTAAGCCCATCGAGACGCCCCGTGCCGCCGGCTGGCTCGCCATCCACGGTGCGAACATGTTCGGCTACGACAAGGCCAACTTCGCCGACCGCATTGCGTGGGTGCAGGAGCGCGAGGAGCAGATCAAGTACACGGCAAGCGAACCTCTCGGCGACCTGTGGTGGACCGATGCGGACAAGCCGTGGTGCTTCCTCGCGTGGTGCTTTGAGTACGCGGCGTTCCTCGAACACGGCTACGGCTACGTGTCGTCGCTGCCGCTCGCGGTCGACGGGAGCTGCAACGGACTGCAGCACTTCTCGGCAATGCTGCGCGACCCCATCGGTGGCGCTGCGGTGAACCTGACGCCCAACGCATTGCCGGCCGACATCTACCAGAAGGTCGCCGACCGCGTGATCTGGAAGTTGGAGCAGGCCAAGGAGGAGTGGCAGAACCGGAGCTGGCTGGACTTCGGGATCAACCGCAAGATCACCAAGCGGCCGGTCATGGTGCTGCCCTATGGTGGGACGTTCCGATCCTGCATGCAGTACGTCGCAGAGGCCGTTCACGAGAAGATCGCGAGCGGAGCGGAGAACCCGTTCGGTGACGAGCTGCGCCCGAACATCAACCTGCTTGCGCGGATGGTGTGGGACAGTATCGGCGACGTGGTCGTGGCCGCGCGTCAGGCGATGGACTGGCTCCAGAAGGTGGCCCGCATCTGCACCAAGCACGGGCACCCACTGATCTGGACGACGCCGTCCGGCTTCCCGGTCTACCAGTCCTACATGGACCTGACCCATCGCCGGGTGAAGACGCGGCTGCAGGGGTCCATCGTGTTCCTCAGCACGCAGGAAGAGGCCGACACCATCGACGGCAGCAAGCAGGCGCTCGCCGTGTCGCCCAACTTCGTCCACTCGCTGGACGCGGCGGCGATGATGCTGACGATCGACCTCGCGCTCGATAACGGGGTGGAGCAGTTCGCCATGATCCACGACAGCTACGGCACCGTGGCTGCCGACATGGACATGCTGTCGGCCTGCCTGCGCCACGCGTTCGTCGACATGTACACCGACCACCATGTGCTGGCCGAGTTGTTGGCCGGCTTACCCGAGGAGGTGAGGGCGGAGTGCCCGCCGCCACCGCCGCTCGGGACCCTCGACATCAAGGAGGTGTTGGAGTCCGAGTTCTTTTTTGCCTAATCACCTTCCAAACATAGACGATCTATCCAAGGTATGGATTAGGTTGCACCTAAGCCGAAAGGAACATTCCAGATGAAACCCAAGCATTCCCTGATCATCCGCATGGGCGCTGCAGCGTGGGACGCCACCCTCGCCGATGGCACCCGCTTCGACTTCCGGTCGATGACCACCACCCAGCGCAAGCAGTGGTACGGCGCGTTCATGGCGTCGGTCCGCAAGGTCTACCGCAAGGGAGGCGCGAAGTGACGACCGCCTTCACTCACGTCGTGGCCGGCGCGTTCATCGTGATCGTCTCGTTCTCCCTGTCACTGGTGGCGTTCATGCCGGACGGCGTCTGCATGGCGATCGTGTTCGGGCTCGTCGCGCTCAACCTGATCGGCCGCTACGGCGTCATCGTCGCGGTGATCGAAGTCCTCCGGGGCCGCGCGTGACCATCACCTACGCCACCGCCTTCTGCTTCTTCGGCGGGGTGCTGCTCGGCATCGGCATCAAAGCCCTGCACGACTTCATCAACGCCGAACTGAAAGAACTGAAAGAGATGAACGATCTGACATGGTGAACCGCGATCTGATGAACAACGCTGATGCTGAGCACGTTGCTCGTGCCGGCGTCGCCATCCTCGACCGGATGCAGAACTACCCGCAGCACATCCAACCGTTGGCCCTGTGCGCCGCCTTCATCACCCTGTCCGAACACCTGCGATTGCCTGCTCAGGACTTGTTTACGGTCACGAAGAACATGCTGACCGAAGAAGAGAACATCGCGGAGTTCAAGGCACTACGCGATTACGTCAAGTACGAGATCAAGCGCACATGATGTGGCTCGCCAACTGGCGCGGTGTGTGGCCGGTCGCGGTCGTAGCCGTCGCTGTCTTCATCGACCTCGCCTGCGCCGTGCATCGGTGGGTCGCCAATGGATAGGCGCCTCCGCCTTGCACACCTGATGTGGGCTGCAGGCCGCCCACTTCCGCTCACCCTCGTAACCGAATTGTTCAACCTGGGCTACGACGTAGAAGCCCTCGAAGCGCGTTACCGCGCCTAAGGAAACTGAATGGCAAAAGACGCCAAGAAGACGAAGATCACTGGTATCAGTCCGAAGCTGCGCTTCAAGTTCCCGAAGCTGAATGAGCCGGACTACGGCACGAAGGAGTTCCCGAAGCCGGACGGCGAGTTCTCGACCAAGGGTGTTGGTCGCCTCGACGACCCGCAGGTGCAGGCGTTCATCGCGAAGTGGCAGCCGCTGCACGACGACGCGATCAAGCGTGCCGAGGCTGAGTTCGCCAAGCTGCCGGTCGCGACTCGCAAGAAGCTCGGCAAGGTCACCGTCAACCCGCTCTACACCGAGCTGTACGACGAGGAGACCGAGGAGCCGACCGGCGAGGTCGAGTTCAAGTTCGCGATGCAGGCGAGCGGCACCTACAAGTCCGGCCCGAAGCAGGGCAAGAAGTGGCGCCGCAAGCCGGACATCTTCGATGCCAAGGGCAACAAGATGGACCCGGCGCCGTCGATCTGGGGTGGCACCATCGGCCGCGTCGCGTTCGAGGTGGGCACCGACAAGGAAGGCCAGCCGGGCTACTTCATCCCTGGCACCGGCGCCGCCGGCCTGACCCTGCGCCTCGCCGCCGCCCGCATCATCGAGCTGGTCAGCGAAGGTTCGAAGGACGCCTCGGCCTACGGCTTCGACGAAGAGGAAGAGGGGTACGAGTACGACCCGTCCTCGGTGCAGTCGAACGACGACGCCTCCGGCTCTGATGCCGCTGGTGACGACGCGGCCGGTGACGAAGCGGGAAGTGACAACCCGGACTTCTAAGCAGCGCGGATTGATCGAGGGCTACCGCAGCGGCCTTGAAGAAAAGGTCGCTGCGCAGCTCGAAGCGCTGGAAGTCCCCGCTCACTACGAGCAGTACAAGCTCAACTACGAAGTGCCGGCCCGCGTAGCAACGTACACGCCGGACTTCGTGCTGCCCAATGGGATCATCATCGAGACCAAGGGCCGCTTCGTCACCGAGGACCGGAAGAAGCACAAGCTGATCAAGCAGTGCCATCCGAACCTCGACATCCGGTTCGTCTTCTCCAACCCGAACACCAAGATCGGGAAGAAGTCCAAGACCACCTACGCAATGTGGTGCGATCAGCTCGGCTTCCACTTCGCCAAGCTGTTCATCCCCCACGAGTGGGTGAACGAGCCGCCGTGCCCGAAGCGCATCGCGGCCAACAAGGCTGTCCTCCATCCCAAGAAGTAACAGCCCGAGGGCGGGCAATCCGCTCGCCCTCACTCTGCTCCTAAGCATCCAACATCTGGAAAGATCACACATGACCAATACCAAGTTCATCGTCGGTGACGTCGTCGAAGTCGCGAACACGGAGATCAATCGCAAGTCGATCACCTTCAAGGCACGCATCTATCACCACCTGACCGTCGAGAAGGTCACTGCGTTGGGCTCCGTCCGCTTCCGCGAACTGCGCGGCACTTGGGGCGCCGAGCGCTTCAATCTGGTGCGCCGTGCGTCCGAGCCGGCGAACACGGACGAGGTGAAGATCGGCCGCTACATCATCGCACTCTGCCGCAACGGCAAGCTGCTGCCGGCCACCGAGCCGCGCGAATACAGCAGCGACGTGCAGGCCCACCGGGTCGCCGAGCAGATGGCGAAGAAGCACGGCGGCACCTTCGTGGTCCTCAAGGGCATCGGCGAGTACGTCATGCCGGAAGAGGTTAAGCCGACCTACCGCGCCCTCTGATCCCAACCAGTCGCATCAAGTAGCAACCTCTTAAGGAACGATCACACATGACCAAGAGCACCCGCAAAGACTTCCGCATGGTTGGCCCGAAGCCGCAGACCCATCTGCTGCTCGACCACTTCTCCGACAAATCGTCGATCACTGCCGTCGAGGCGGCGGCGCTGTACCGCATCCGCTCGCTCAGCCGTCGCATCGTGGACCTGAAGAAGGAAGGGCACCGGTTCAGCAAGCAGCACAGCGTGGACCCGACCGGTCAGCGCTACGTGCGCTACCACTACCTCGGCCTGTCGCAGTCGGGGAGCGCCGTCTGATGGAGCTGGTGTTGCTGATCGCCATCATCTTGGTGCTGTTCTCGTGAAGCGTATCGCAATCGCATTGGTTGCCGCCGCAGCGGCTCTGGCTCTGGCGGCATGCGACCCGCCGGCTGTCGAGGGCGGGGAGCGGGTTGCTGTGCAGCCGGAGCCCCACACCGAACAACACAGTGGCGGCGGGCTCTGCATGCCGTGCGTTGGCCCCCACCTGTCACTGACCGGGGGTGGGATCAAGTTCTTCAGCATGGGACCGGGGCTCAGCTTCTGATGGAGGACCCCGTGCAGCTCAGCCCGAACGAGCGGATCATCGTCGAAGCCCTCGCCACGCACGGCTCTATCGGCGCCACCGTAGCGGACCTCTGCCACGACCACTCCATGCTGGTTCAGACGGTCAGCACAACGATGACTCGCCTACACCGGTGGGGCCTCGTGAAGACCACTGGCAAGCGCCGCAGCCGGGCAACCGGCACCGCAGGCAAAGTCTGGCAGGTTGTCTGACGAAAGCTACGCCATCGCGAAGGAGCCGTGCCCAGCGTGCGGCTCCCGCGACAACCTCGTTCGCTACTCGGATGGTCACGCCTACTGCTTCGGCATGGGCTGCAGCTACTACGAACCGGCCACCGACAGCGAGACTGACGAACCCATCGTAACACCCCATCGGAGACAAGTGCTCGACCTGATTGAGCCCGGCCAATTCATCGCGCTGACGAAGCGCGGACTAACTGAGGAGACCTGTCGCCGCGCGGGTTACTCAGTCTCCAGTTACCACGGACAGGCTGTCCAAGTCGCGGCGATCAAGGACCCGCAGACCGGCGAGACGCTGGGTCAAAAGGTCCGCTTCCCCAACAAAGACTTCAAGTACCTCGGCGAGACGAAGGACGACCCGTTCTTCATGCAGCACCTCTGGAAGGACGGAGGCAAACGTGTCGTCATCACCGAGGGTGAGATCGATGCGCTGACCGTGTTCCAGGTGCAGCAGTACAAGTGGCCCGTCGTATCGATCACCAAGGGCATCAAGGCCGCCAAGCGGCAAATCCAGCAGAACCTCCTGTGGCTCGACAAGTTCGACGAGGTGGTCCTGATGTTCGACATGGACGAGCCGGGTAGGGCCGGGGCGATTGAAAGCGCCGCCGTGTTCAAGCCGGGTCGGTGCAAGATCGCGCACCTGTCCATGAAGGACGCCAACGAGCTGCACCAAGCCGGCAAGGACGACGAGATCGTCACCGCGATCTGGAACGCCAAGTCGTACCGGCCGGACGGGATCGTGACGTTGGCCGAGCTGCGAGAACGCATCCTCGCGGAGCCTGAGAACGGCTTCCCGTGGTGGGATGATCGCCTGACCAATCTGACGTTCGGTCGCCGTCTCGGCGAGACCTACGCGTTCGGCGCCGGCACAGGCGTCGGCAAGACGGACTGGTTCACCGAGCAGATGCAGTTCGACATGACGCATCTGAACCAGCCCATCGCGGTGTTCGCGCTGGAGCAGCAGCCCGACGAGACGGGCAAGCGGCTGGCCGGCAAGTATGCAGGCAAGCGCTTCCACATCCCGAAGGAAGCCGGAGGCTGGACGCAGGACGAGCTGGTATCAGCCCTCGACACGCTGGAAGCCAGCGGCAAGGTCTTCTTCTACGACAACTTCGGCGCAACCGATTGGGACGTGATCCAGACCACCATCCGCTTCCTCGCGCACAGCGAGGGTGTGAAGCTGTTCTACCTCGACCACCTGACGGCGCTGGCCGCCGCAGAGGACGACGAGCTGGGGGCGCTCAAGCGGATCATGTCGGAGATGGCGGAGCTTGCTAAGGAGTTGAAGATCATCATCCACTTCATCTCACACCTCAGCCGGCCGAAGGAAGGCAAGCCCCACGAAGAGGGTGGCCGCGTGATGATCAAGCACTTCTATGGCTCCTCGTCGATCGGCTTCTGGTCGCACTTCATGTTCGGCCTCGAACGCGATCAGCAGAACGAGAACGAGGCCCTGCGAGGGATCACCACGTTCCGCGTGTTGAAGGACCGCTACACCGGCAACGCAACAGGCAAGTGCATCCACTACGGATACGACGCCGAGATCGGACGGCTGTTCGCAACGGACAAGCCTGACGAAGACGCCGAGCACCCGTTCAGCAAACCAGAAGGGAGCAACACCGATTTCTAACCAGTGCCATCCGCTCCCGCTCGGGAGTGGCCGCTACGAGGTGCAGCATGACATTCTCCGGCAGTGCGCGACCGTCGTGCTGTTCCGGGGCAAGCAGCTCGCTGCCAGCTTTGACATTCCCTACACGGCGCTTCCCGACTTCATCCAGCAGTTGCGGGGTGGGCCGTGCCGGACCTGATCGCGTTCGACCCCAGCGACGAAGTCGAGGCCCACCTGACGGAGGTCGACGGCGTGCTTTGCGCTGTCTTCGGGGTGGCGGGGGATCGCGGCGTCGTCATGCCTCTGGTGCTCCTGCTGCACGTCATGACCCTGATCGAGGGCGTCAGCGCCCAACTCAACATCGCAATCAACGAGGCCGATACGGCAACTAAGCATTGAAGTTCGACTTTGACTGCGAGACGGACGGGCTCCTCCCGGACCTGACCGTCATCCACTCGCTGGTGCTCCGAGACATGGACAAGGGCACCCTCCATTCCTTCGCCGACCAACCGAACTACCCGAAGGTTGACGAGGGCGTGCGAGAGCTGATGGACGCTGACCTGGGCTGCGGCCACAACGTCATCAAGTTCGACATCCCCGCGCTGCAGAAGGTCTACCCGTGGTTCAAACCCCGGTGCGAGATTGTCGACACGTTGGTCCTATCGCGTCTGATCAAGGCCGACATCAAGGAAGATGACTACGCGTTCCACAAGAAGATGCAGCGGCGCGGGACACCGCAGCTCTTCCCCGCTTCGCAGATCGGGAAGCACTCACTCGAAAGCTGGGGCTACCGGCTGGGTGAATGGAAGGGCGACTACTCGGACGTGAAGAAGGCAGAGGCCAAGGCCCTTGGTATCAAGGACAAGGCCGCCATCATGAAGTTCGTGTGGGGCACTTGGAACAAGGAGATGCAGGACTACTGCGAGCAGGACGTGATTGTCACGGCCAAGCTGCGGGAGTTCCTGTACAGCAAGCTGGCCGACGGCTGGGGGCAAGACTGCGTCGAGCTGGAGCACGAGGTGGCCTGGGCCATCGCGCGGCAAGAGCGGTACGGAGTCGGCTTCAACGAGGAGCTGGCTGCGAAATTCTACGCCACGCTGGTCGGGCACCAGCAGCGCCTCTACGACGAGCTGCAGAAGTCCTTCCCGCCGAAGACCGTCGAGACGGTGTTCGTCCCCAAGGCGAACAACAAGAAGCTCGGCTACGTGAAGGGCCAGCCGTTCGTGAAGCGGCAGGTTGTCCCGTTCAATCCCGGCTCCCGGCAGCAAGTCGCCGAGCGCTTGGAGGGGCTGGGCTGGCGGCCCGAAGCCTACGGTAAGGACGGCATCCCGACCGTCGATGACGAGGTGCTGAGCACCCTGAAGTATCCCGAGGCGGCGACGCTCAAGGAATACTACGTCATCGAGAAGCGCCTCGGCGCCCTCGCCAACGGCAAGCAGGCGTGGCTCAAGAACTGCGCCAACGGTCGCATCCATCCGGAGGTGATCACCAACGGCGCGGTCACCGGCCGCATGACCCACCGGGTCGTGGTGAACGTCCCCGGCGAGGTCGACAAAAAGACTGGTGAGAAGCAGCTCTACGGCGGTGAATGCCGCGAGCTGTTCTGCCCCGTGGTCCGTGGGAACACCCAAGTTGGCTGCGACGCCGACAGCCTCGAAGGCCGCGTGATGGCCCACTACATGGGCTTCTACGACGGCGGCGCCTACGCCACCTCGCTGCTCTACGGCAACAAGGCCGAGGGTACCGACAACCACAGCCGCACCGCCAAGGCCCTGGCGAAGTGGCACTGCCACCGCGAGACGGCGAAGACGTTCTTCTACGCTCTGGTCTACGGCGCGTTCGACGCCAAGCTGGGTGAAATCCTCGGCGCGACCGGCAGCAAGAAGGCGAAGGAGGCGGTCGGCAAGCAGGCCCGTGAAGCGGTCATGAAGGGCATCCCCGGTCTCGACAAGCTGGTGAATGCGCTCACTGACAAGGCGAAGCGGCAGGGGTTCATCACCGGGATCGACGGGCGCAAGCTGCGCATCCGCTCGACCCACGCCATCCTCAACACGCTGTTCCAGTCGGCTGGTGCAATCGTGATGAAGCGGGCGTTGGTGATCCTCGACACCGAACTGTCCGGTGTGAAGCCCAGCGTGATCGGACGCCTCGGCCCCGAAGCGGCGACGAAGCTGCGCCCCGGCACGGACTACGAGTTCATGCTGAACTACCACGACGAGTGGCAGCTCGATGTTCCCGACCGCAACGTGGAGACCGTGAAGGTCGCCGCCACCGAAGCGATCAGGCTCGCCGGCGAATACTACAAGTTCCGATGCCCGCTGAAGGGTAACGCGGACGTTGGCAAGAACTGGCGCGACACGCACTGACCCGGAGGGGTTTGTGTACATCCTCACCAACCCGGCTTGGCCCAGCCACTGCAAGATCGGCAAGGCGCTCGACATGAAAGACCGCATCAAGGTCTATCAGACGGGCTCGCCTTACCGCGACTACAGGGTGATCTGCCACGCGTTCTTCAGGGATCGCAAGGCGGCCGAGGCCGAGTTGCACGAGCGACTGCGAGGACACCGCGTCGGCAACACCGAATGGTTCTTCGTACACCCACACGACGCTGCCGCAGAGCTGCGTCGCATCTCACGACGATGGAGAAGCAATGAGCGAACAAGAAAGAGACGAGTGGTCAAAGCGGCTGCGCGATAAGTACGGCATCTCGGCCCCATTCGCTGATCCCGATCCGCGAGGTGAGTTCTTCGCCGAGCATCGGGACGCGTGGTATTCGGTTATCCACGAGTTCCCCGACCTCTATCCGATGGTTGCTACGGAACACCTTGCAGCATAAGTCACTAACCGTCCTGATCGACGGTGACATTCTCGCCTACAAGGCTGCCTGTATCAACCAGAAGGACTTCGACCTCGGTGACGATGTGACCGGGGTCGATACTGATCCCGACAAGGCTCGCTCCGATGTCGAGGACATGATCGACGGGGTGGCCGATCGGCTCGGCGCATCCGAGATCATCGTAGCGCTCACAGGACCCCTCGGGGAGGTGAGTGGGGCCAACTTCCGGAAGGAGTTGTACCCGGACTACAAGGGGAAGCGCGGCAAGAAGCCGGTGCTACTCGCCCATGTCAAGGAGCACATCCGCTCCACCTACAGCACGAAGATCAAGGAAGGCATCGAGGCGGACGACACGTTGGGCATCCTCGCGACCCACCCGACGTTGATCGCCGGCAAGAAGGTCGTCGTGTCAATCGACAAAGACCTTCTTCAAATCCCTGGCCGCCACTTCAACCCTGACACCGGGGAGAAGCGGATGATCAGCGAAGCGCTGGGCGACTGGTACTTCCTGATGCAGACCCTGACGGGGGACCAGACCGACAACTACCCAGGCTGCCCGAGGGTCGGACCGGTCAAGGCCAAGGCCATTCTGGAACAGAGGCCGGACGGCCCTATCGATCCGGAGATCACCCACATGGAGTGGCGCTGGTCCTTGATCGTCGAGGCGTATGCGAAGCGCGGCCTTACCGAGGACGATGCGCTCGTCCAGGCCCGGCTCGCCCGCATCCTCCGACACACCGACTACGACTTCAAACGTAAGGAACCAATTCTCTGGACACCATCAAGGTAGCGCTGGGCTACGCCGTCATGTTGAACGGCGCCCCGCTGCGCACTGCATCTACCTCTCCGTTCTCCAAGAGCGCGAAGCTGTATCAGAAGCTGGGCACTGCGAAGGCCGTCGCCCGATCCTACGGCGGCACTGTCGTTGAGGCATTCGCCGAGGTGACGCCTGAATGAAGGTGATCAACCTGTGGGCCGGGCCGGGCGCGGGTAAGTCGACCACCGCCGCTGGGTTGTTCTTCAAGATGAAGTGCGCCGGCTACAAGGTCGAGCTTGTCACCGAGTACGCGAAGGATCTGACGTACGAGCGCCAGTGGGCACTGCGTAGGTGCCAGATGCACGTGTCGCGCGAACAGGCCCGACGCCAAGCCCGGCTAATCGGTCAGGTAGACTTCTGCATCACGGACAGCCCGTTGCTACTCGGACTGCACTACGCGCGGCCCCGCGACCTCCCGAGCGTCCAGCGCTTCGTGGAGCGGCAGTGGGGCCTCTACGAGAACGTCAACTTCTACCTCAACCGCGTGAAGCCGTACCAATCGTACGGCCGCAGCGGCAACGAGGATGGCGCACGGACCATCGACCGCTCGCTCCGCATCCTGCTCGACGAGCGCGGCATGTCCTACTGCCGGCTCGACGGCGACGAGCACGCGCCCGAACGCATCCTCCATTTCCTCAAGCTAACAGGACACCTCGATTGAACGAACCGACTTGCCCGCGCTGCCACGGCACCAAGGAAGTCCTCTGCTACTCGGAGCTGGCCGACGACTTCGAAGTCCGCACCTGCAACACCTGCCGCCCCAAGGCACCGAAGATGATCGCAGTCGACCGCGCCATCGAGATCATCGCATCGTGCCGCTCGACCACGCCCACCGGGCTCCCCGAGGGTCTGTGCGTGAAGGCCGACGTGATCCGCCACATCCGCGAGGCCGCGCGTTGAAGCAGCCGCTCGTCGGCCTGTACTCACCCCGCGCCCAATCCGGGAAGAGCACCACGGCCCGACACCTCGCTGCCCAGCGCGGCGGCGTCACGATGTCTTTCGCGGACCCGATGCGAGCGGCGATCATGCCCATCGTCGCCCCGTTCATGCCCGGCGGTGAGGCCGAGGTGTGGGAGTGGTTGAGCGACCACCGCAAGGACACGGCGATGGTGCCGGTCCTCGGCGTGACGCTGCGCCACCTCCTGCAGACCCTCGGAACGTCGTGGGGGAGGGAGATGATCCATCCGGACATCTGGATCGAGATCGCCAAGACGACCTCTCGGCGCCATCGCCGGCAGCGCCTGACCATCATCGACGACGTGCGGTTCGAGAACGAATACGCACTGGTGCGGAAGGAGGGCGGCCTGCTGGTGAAGATCGTGCGCCCCGACGCGCCGGTCTCGGGCAACTTCTGGCACACGTCGGAAGCCCGGCTGGAGGGCCTGCAGTTCGACGCCGTGATCACCAACACGGGCGACGTGACCGAGCTGCTCGCCGGCATCGACGCGGTCGCTAACGAGTATTGGGGTGAGGTCTGATACATGGCGCGGATCAATCGAAGTACCATAGCGGAGGAGGGGCAGTCGAATAGGTTGCCCCTTAGCCAATCCGAACAATCTCCCGAGGTGATCCCAGAGGTGACCGAGGGGCTCATCAACTACCTGAACAGGACGTTCCCGAACGTGCTGCCGCCAACCGGCTCGCCTTACACTGAGGTCGAGCGATCGTGGGGCCGGCGCGAAGTGATCGACCACCTGATCGGGCTCAAGGAACAGATCGAACAAGAGAACCATGTGCTTCGGCGGCGGATCAACTCCACCCCCAGCGGAAGCGCCGGCCCCGCCGCCGCCGCCTCCGGCTGATACTCCCAGCGCTCCCGTGTACAACGAAAGCAACGTGGACGCGAAGGACGCCAAGACCTACGTCGAGAACAGCCGACGTGGTCGCAGCTCTCTCCTGATCAAGCGCAACAGCGCCACCAGCTCAGGCAGCGAAAGCGGCCTGAACATTCCCACGTAAGGAGCCCTGATGTGCAGCAGCGGCGGATCATCCGCCCCGCAGACCACTCCGCTCCCCAAGCAGGAGACCGGTAACCCGGCCAACGGCGTCACGGCGATCAACAACGCGCCGGCAGCGCCGACCAACACCACCGTCGACCAGACAACGACCGACACCCAGACCGATCGCGGCACCTCTTCGCTGCGCATCCGACGTAGCCGAGGGTCGGCCTCGACGAGTGGTGGCACTGGAACCGGACTCAACATCCCGACGTGACGACTGATCCCGACAAGGGAACGGCGAAGTCGCGATACACCCAGCTCGAAGCGAACCGACTGCCATTCTTGCAGCGGGCGCGAGACTGCGCGACTTTGACCGTCCCGTACCTGATGCCCCCGGAAGGCATGACGGCAGGCAAGACCCTGCCGACTCCCTACCAGTCCCTCGGGGCTCGCGGCATCAGGACCCTCTCAGCGAAGCTATTGCTGAGCCTATTCCCGCCGAACACTCCGTTCTTCAAGTACGCCATCGACGACTTCCTGCTCCAGAAACTCACTGGTCAGGACGGTATGCGTGGCGAGGTCGAGAAGGCGCTGAGTGCGCGTGAACGCGCGACCGTCGACGAGATGGAAAGCGCACAGATGCGGCTCGCCGCGTCCATCGCGTTGCAGCACCTTCTGGTGGCTGGCAACTTCCTCCTTCACGTTCCCCCTCGGGGCCGCGTTCGGGGCTTCCGCCTCGACCAGTTCGTGGTCAAGCGCGACGCCTCGGGCAACGTCCTTGAGATCGTCGTGAAGGAGCTGGTCTCTCCGACCGTCCTCCCGCAAGCCATCGCAGAAGCCGTGAAGGCCGAGGCGGCCAAGACCAAGGGCGCCGGCAGCGAGGACAAGTCGGCCGAGCTGTACACCCACATCGTGCGTGAGCATGACCAGTGGTCCGTGTATCAGGAAGCCGGCGGCGCGAAGATCGACGGCACCGAAGGCACGTACCCCATCGACCGATGCCCGTGGCTCGTGCTTCGACTGGCGACCCAGCCGGGCGAGGACTACGGCCGCTCCTACGTCGAGGAGTTCCTCGGCGACCTCGACAGCCTTGAAGGCTTGTCCGAGACGCTGGTCGAAGGCTCCGCTGCTGCGGCCCGTATCGTCTTCCTCGTCAAGCCCAACGGCGTCACTCAGGTGAAGGTCGTGAGCAAGGCGAAGAACGGCGACGTGGCAGTCGGCAACGCCGAAGACGTGACCGTGATCCAAGCGCAGAAGCAGGCCGACCTCGCGGTCGCGCAGAAGCAGGCGCAGGAGATCGCCACGCGGCTGGCCTACGCCTTCCTGCTCAACACCGCGATCCAGCGGTCCGCTGAGCGGGTCACGGCGGAAGAGATCAAGTACATGGCGCAGGAGCTGGATGACGCCCTCGGCGGCATGTACGCGCTCCTCTCGGCCGAGCTTCAGCTCCCCGTCGTTCTCCTGTTCGAGGACCGGATGGAGAAGAACCGCCAGGTTGCCGAGTTGCCCAAGGGGTTCGTCAAGCCGACGATCACCACAGGCATGGCCGCCATCGGGCGCGGCATCGACCTCCGCAACCTCCGTGCGTTCACGGCGGACATCGTTCAGACCCTCGGCCCCGAGATCGCGTTCCGCTATCTCCAGCCGACTGAGTACATCAAACGTGCGGCTGCCGCCTACGGCATCGACACGGGTGGGCTCGTGAAGCCCGACGCCGTGATCGCGCAGGAAGAGCAGCTCGCGAAGTTAGAAGCCCTCATCCAAAACCTCGGCCCGCAGGCCCTGCAAGCGGCAGGTGGCATGGGCAAAGAGGTGGTGAAGGGTGCAATCCAACAGCAAGGTGACAATGGCCAAGCAGCCCCTCCCGGCTAAGCCGGAACCCGAAGCGACCGTCGAGACCCCGGCGGTCAAGATCGAGACCCCGGAAGTGAAGATCGAAGAGGGCACCGCTGACGCGGCTGCACTCAACGTGATCGCCGAACCGAAGAAGGTCTCCACCGACACCTTCGGCAACCAGATCGAAGAGCGCTGATGTCGACGGCGACTGTTACTTTCCAGCAGGCCCCGACCGGTGCGGAAGCCCCGGCGACTGATCCGACCAAGGACATCAATGCGCAGGCAACAAACGACGCCGCCTCGGCTGGTAACCGGGCCGATCCCGATCGACCCGAATGGCTCCCCGCCAACTTCAACACGGTTGAAGACTTCGTCAAGTCGTCGAATGACACTCGCGCGGAGCTTACCCGAGCGCAGCAGGAACTGGCCAAGCTCCGCAAGACTGACACCGGAGCAAAGCCGGAAGACGCTGCGGGGGCAGAACAGCCTGCGGAGACCGAGGCCGAGCGAGCCGCAAACGACGTAGTCAAGCAGGCCGGCATCGACGTTACGCCGTGGCAGCAGGAGTTCAACCAGACCCGCGACGTGTCCGAAGAGGGTCGAGCGAAGATCGCTGAGGGCCTCAAGTCCGTCCTCGGTGAGAACGCCCGACAGATCGTCGACGACTTCATCGAAGGTCAGAAGGTTCGCCTCGCCAACTTTGACGCCCAGGTCTACGAGATGGCCGGCGGCAAGGACGAGTACAACGCGATGGTGACCTGGGCAGCCGCGAACCTCAGCGAGAAGGAGATCGCCGCGTACGACAACGTCGTCAGCTCAGGCGACTTCAACGCCACCGCGCTGGCCGTGGACGGCCTGCGGGCTCGCTACGTCAAGGCCAAGGGCTCCAACCCGAAGCTGATCAGCGGCGACGGCACCATCGGCGCCAGCAACGCCGGCTTCACCTCGACGTTCGAGATGACCAAGGCGATGCGTGATCCGCGCTACGGCAAGGACCCGGCCTACACCAAGCAGGTCGAACAGCGGGCGATGCGCTCCAACTTCTGATGCCGAAGGCTCCTACTTTCGAGGAGCGTAAGGCGCACTACGAAGCACAGTGGTCCATCATGAAGGTGAAGCCCGAAAGGGTCGCCTCGGTGGACCGCTCTGCACGTCTGCTGCTCTCGAACAAGTCCCGCTATGAAACCGTGGCCGCCGCTACCAACGTGCCGTGGTTCATCATCGCGATCATCCACATGCGGGAAGCCTCTGGCTCCTTCGCTGGCGTCCTCCACAACGGCGAGAAGATCATCGGCACCGGCCGCAAGACCAAGCTGGTCCCCGCCGGCCGTGGCCCCTTCAAGACGTGGGAAGACGCCGCCATCGACGCCCTCAACATGAAGTCGCTGGGCAAGGTCAAGGCGTGGCCGATTGCCCGCATCTGCTACGAAGTCGAAGCCTACAACGGCTGGGGCTACTGGTGGCGCGGCGACAAGTCGTCGGCCTACCTCTGGGCCGGCACGAACATCGACGGCGGCGGCAAGTTCATCGCAGACCACGTCTGGTCCAGCACTGCGCAGGATCAGCAGAACGGCGCGATGGCGGTGCTGCAGCGCCTCATGGAACTGGACCCCTCGATTGCGAAGACTGTCTTCCCGACTTCTCCTTCTGGCGTTCCTTCTGTTGCGCCAACCCAATCCGCGACCAGCACCTCTGCCACCTCCCGCGTTGATCCTCAGCGTCAAGTAGGTGGTGTGCTGAACGCGGTTTACGCCGCCATTCGAGCGGTGCTCTCACGAAAGGCATAACCATGTTCCGTCGCTTCACGCGGCGGTGCGGGCGGCTGCCTCTGTTCCGTCTTGGACTGATCACCATCCTGTTGAGTCAGTTCATCGACGGGCTGGATGCCCTCATGGGCCTCAACCTCGCTGCGATCCTACCCGAGGGTTGGGACCCGGCTGAGGTGATGGCGTACATCGGGCTCGCGAAGATTGGGCTTCGGCTCGTCTTCGCGCTCGCGACTGCGCTCCAGCGGGACTCGCCGGACCCCGGCTAATGTGGCTGCTCACGCTCGCCACTAAGCTCTTCTCCAGTACGATCCTCGAAAGGGTCGTCGGTTATTTGGAGAAGCGGTCCAACGACGCAGCCGTGATGCACGGCCAAGACACGACCGCCGCGACGCAAATCGTAGTCGCGACGTTGCAGGCTGAGATCGAGGCCCGCAAGGTCCAATCCGAGTTCACGTCAAGACATGACAAGATCGTGGCATGGATTGCTGCGGCGTTCATCCTTCACATCTGGATGCTCGTCCTCGATCACTGCTTCCACCTCGGGTGGAACGTCGGTCCGCTTCCTGATCCCCTCGGGGACTGGGAAGGTCGGATCATTCTCTCTTTCTTCATCGTGGTGCCAACGGCTTCCGTAGCGAAGGCGCTGATCGCCAAGGTGTGGAAGTAACCTCAACAAACCCGGCCCGCCTCTCGAAGAAGCGCATACGGTCGGGTGCTCTTGGGATGTAGCTCAACTGGTAGAGCACCGCACTGTTAATGCGGGAGATGCGGGTTCGAACCCTGCCGCCCCAGCCACATCGGTGTAGCTTAACGGTAAAGCGCCGGTCTCCAAAACCGTGAGATGCAGGTTCGAGTCCTGCCACCCTTGCCAACTCCAGTGGTCAGCAACGTGCCCCTTCTAAGGGGGCGTTCAGGTCCAAGACCACCGCACATCACGACGTTCTTGGCTCGTCCTTCTGCGCACCTGCGGGTGAAGCGAAGGCGAACAACCTTGCGCATCCGATGTCGGGTTCGAGGCCAATCCTCAAATCCACACTGGAGACTAATCAATGACTGACACTGTTGTGTCCCGCGTCGGCCAAATCAACCATACCGGCGACGCACTCGCGCTGTTCCTGAAGGTGTTCTCGGGCGAGGTACTGACCGAGTTCGAGCGCACCACGATGTTCACGGATAAGCACTTCATCCGCCAGATCACTCAGGGCAAGTCGGCGCAATTCCCGCTAATCGGTAAGGCGTCCAGCCGCTACCACACGCCGGGTAAGTGGATCGACGGCACTCAGATCGATCACGCGGAGAAGGTGATCACGATCGACGATCTGCTGATCGCTGACACCTTCATCGCGAACATCGACGAGGCGATGAACCACTACGACGTTCGCGGCCCGTACTCGCAGGAGCTGGGTCGTGAGCTGGCGCAGGCGTTCGACACCAACGTCGCCCGTGTCATGGTTCTCGCGGCCCGCGCGACCAACCCGCTCGCCGGCCGTCCGGGCGGCACCCGCATCTCGAATGCGAACATGGACACGGACAAGGACGTGCTCCGCACCTCGCTGTTCTCGGCGGCACAGAAGCTCGACGAGAAGAACGTCCCGGCCGAAGACCGCACCGCGTTCTTCCGCCCGGCGCAGTTCTACATCATGGCGCAGGACACCACGCTGGTGAACAAGTTCTACGGCAACACCGGCGGTGACCTCGGCCAGGGCTCGCTGAACACCGTTGCTGGCTTCCCGATTGTGAAGACCAACAACGTGCCGGGTGCGGACGACACCGCGAACACCGATGTCCACGTGAAGTATCGCGCGGACTTCAGCAAGACCGTCGGCATCATCTCCCACAAGATGGCTGCGGGCACCGTCAAGCTGATGGACCTCGCGATGGACGCTGAGTACGAGCCGCGCCGTCAGGGCACCTTCATGGTCGCCAAGTACGCGGTCGGCCACGACTGGCTGCGTCCGGAGTGCGCTGTCGAGCTGTACAAGAGCGCCTAAGCGCAACTCCTCACCAACCCTGCCGGGGACCTTCGGGTCCTCGGCTTTTTTCGTTTAGGGACCTCAATGGACACCACTGCGCTCGCTCCGATGTCGGAGATCGAGGCCATCAACGACATGCTCTCGCTGATCTCGGAGAGCCCGGTGGCCTCCCTTGAAGAGGCATCACGCGTCGCCGACGCACAGACTGCAATGCAACTTCTGCGGCGCGAGAGCCGCACCGTGCAGACCCACGGATGGGACTGGAACACCGAGCACGATCTGGTGCTGTCGCCCGACATGGACGGCAACATCATCCTCCCGAAGAACACCATCAAGGTCGACCCGACTGACGGCGACATCGACTGCGTGAACCGGGGCGGCCGGCTCTGGGACCGCACCAACAAGACCTTCAACATCGGTAAGCCTATCTCGCTGACGATCACTTTCGTCCTGCCGTTCGAAGAGCTTCCCGAGACCGCCCGTCGCTACATCTCGATGGCCGCTGGCCGCAAGTTCGAGAACCGCATGATCGGCGACGGCAACTCCCACCAAATCAACGAGCTGGACGTTCTCAAGGCGTGGTCGATCCTCCTGCAAGAGGAGTGTGACAACTCGGAGAGCAACGTCGTTCGGCAATCCACCACGGTCCGGCGCATCGCGCACGGCCGCTTCCGGTAATGACGAAGTTAGTCACTGGCACCATCCCCAACCTCGTCAACGGCGTATCCCAGCAAGCTCCAGCGCTCCGACTGCCCACGCAGGCAGAGAGCCAAGACGGCTATTACTCGACCATCGTCGAGGGCTTGAAGGACAGGCCGCCGACTGAACACATTGCGAAAATTCTCGACACGCTCCCTGAGCGAGTCTTCACCCACATCATCAACCGCGACATCAACGAGAAGTATCTCGTCGTGTTCGACCCTGTGGACGGCATCCTTCGGGTGTACGACTTCCTCGGGGTGGAGCGAGAGGTGTTCTACCCGCGCGGCTTCAACTACCTCGCAGGTGCCGATCCGGCCTCGCTGCGGGCTGTGACAGTCGCTGACTACACGTTCATCACCAATACCACTGTAGCGACCGCAATGGATGCTGAGGTGGCCCCGCTGCGCAAGCCCGAAGCGCTGGTGAACGTGCTCGCCGGCAACTATGGCAAGACCTACTGCATCTACATCAACGGTGTGGTGGCGGCCAAGTACGAGACGCCGGACGGTGACCAAGCATCGGAGGCTCCGTATGTGGACACGGTCTACATCGCGGCCCAGCTCGATGCCTCGCTCCAGGCGAACGGCTTCAACGCCAACGGGTGGCACAGCAACCGCTACCAGAACGCCATCCACATCTTCCACGAGCAGGGCGTCAACTTCAACATCGACGTGCAGGACGGTTACAACGGCAACGCCATGAAGGTGGCGAAGGGGCGCGTGCAGCGGTTCTCCGATCTGCCGCAGTTTGGACCGGACGGCTTCGTCACCGAGGTGATCGGCGACAAGGGCACGACCGGCGACAACTACTTCGTCCGCTTCGAGAAGGGGACTGACGGTCCCGGCGTCTGGAAGGAGTGCGTGAAGCCGGGCACCAAGCTGTACCTGAAGGCGGCCACGATGCCACACGCTCTGATCTCCGAAGCGGACGGCACGTTCACCTTCGACGAGATCGAATGGGACCCGCGCAAGTGCGGCGACGAGGACACCTCGCCGAACCCGTCGTTCGTCGGTGACTACATCGAGGACGTGTTCTTCCACCGCAACCGGCTGGGCTTCCTGTCCGGCGAGAACGCGATCATGTCGCGCAACGGATCGTTCTTCGACTTCTTCCGAACGACGGCCAGCGCGGTGCTGGACGACGACCCGATCGACGTTGGCGCGTCCCACGTGAAGGTCTCGCTGCTCAAGCACGCCGTGCCGTACCAGGATCAGCTCGTGCTGTTCTCGGAGCAAACGCAGTTCACCGTCAGCGGCAATGATCTGCTGACCCCGAAGACGGTCTCGATCCGTCCGCAAACCGAGTACGTGTGCGACGGTAACGTCCGTCCGGTCGGGCTCGGGCAGACGATCTTCTTCGCGGCCCGGCGCGGCGAGTTCACGGCGCTTTGGGAGTACGCGATCGACAAGGTCTCGCAGACTGCGTCGGCATCCGAGGTCACTGCGCACGTCCCGGCTTACGTGCCTTCCGGCATCCGCAAGATGGCTGGCACGTCGAACGAGGGTGTGCTGGCGATGATCGCCTCCAGTGATCCGACGCGCATCTACATCTACCGCTACTACGTCTCGACGGACGGGCAGCGGTTGCAGGCGGCGTGGCAGAAGTGGACCCTGCCTGGAAACCCGGAGCTGCTCAACATCGAGTTCATCGAGAGCGACATGTATGTGGTCGCGAAGCGCGAGGACGGCGTCTATCTGGAGAAGATCAGGATGCAGCCCAACGCCTTTGACGCGGGGCTGGGCTTCCTCGTCCACCTCGATCGGCGCATCCACAGCGACAAGCTGCCGGCCCCGGTCTACAGCCCGTCGTTCAACTACACCGTCTACACACTGCCCTACATGCCGTCCGAGAACATCGTGGCGGTCACGTCGCCGGGCGGTGCGACGCTCCCGGCCATCGAGCTGCCGGTTGCGGTGATCAGCACTAACGGCCGGCAGGTGGCCCTCCGGGGTGACACTCGGGCCGCGAAGGTGTGGTTCGGTGAGCCCTATGAGCGACGCTACCGGTTCTCGCGGTTCTTCCTCCGTCAGCCCTCGGCGAACGGCGGCAGCACTGCGGTGCAGACCGGTCGGCTGCAGATCAAGCAGATGACGTTGGCGCACAACAACTCGGCCTACTTCCGGGTGATCGTGTCTCCGGAGGGGCGACAGCCCTACGTCTACGAGTACACCGGCCGCACGCTGGGCGACGCCAACAACATCCTCGGCCACATCCCGATGCGAGCCGGCAAGATGTCCATCCCGATCCTGTCCCGCAACGACAGGGTCACCATCGAGATCGTCTCGGATAGTTGGATGCCCTCCGCTTTCATCAACGCGGAGTGGACCGGCATCCACAACGAGAAAGCAAGGGAGTTGTAATGCGCGGCTACGTGCAACGCGCGACAGTCGAAGACGTAACCTACATCGCCAACCACTTGAGGCAGGCAGATCGGGACGAGTGTGACGCCATGACAGGCGCACCGCCGGAACTGATCCTGCCTCAATCCGTGGGGGCCGGGCGCGACGTGTGGACCTTCCACCGTGGCGACGGCCTCCCGGCGGGCGTGTTCGGCGTCGATCCGACACCGCTACCCGAGGTCGGCATCGTTTGGATGGTGTCCACAGACGAGATCACCAAGCACAAGTTCGAGTTCCTCACTCGGTGTCGACCCTACGTGGAGGCGCTGAACGACAAGTACCCGATCATCACCAACATGGTGGATGCGCGGAACACCCTACATCATCGCTGGCTCAAGTGGCTCGGCTTCTCTTTCCTACGCAGGATCGAACAGTGGGGTGCGCGTAGCGTCCCCTTCTATGAGTTCGCAAGGATGAAGCAGACATGTGCGTAATGGCCCTTGGGGCAATCGCCCCGATCCTGGGCATCATGAGCAGCATCGGCAGTGCTGTAGTTGGCTACGCGGCGCAGAAGCAGGCGGCCGACGAACAGAACGCCTACTACGCTCGTAATGCCCGCGCCGCGCAGATGGCAGCCGTCAACCAGTACGCCAACCAGCAAAACGCCATCATCCAGAAGCGCAACGAAGCGTCGCAGCAGGTCGAAGAGACCCACATCGCGGCGATGAAGGCGCGAGGTACGGCGCTGACTGCGGCCGGCGAGGCGGGTGTGACCGGACTGTCCGTCGACGCGCTGATCGACGATTACTACGGCCGCGAGGGGCGGCGGGTCGACAGCATCGACCAGAACTACGAGATGGACCGCGACTACATGCGGGCCAACATGGAGAGCACCCGCGCACAGGCGGAGCAGCGCATCAACAGCGTTCGACAGGCGAGCCAGCCGTCCTTCGCAGATGCCGCGATCCGCATCATGTCCGGCGTCGCAAGCGGCATCGGCCAGATGGCTAAGGTCGGCGGCGCAACTCAGGAGTTCGCATTCTAATGGCAAAGGGACGAGTGCAGGCCCCCGAACTGGACGGGCCTGTACCTCTCCGATCACCGGGCGTTCCCGGCGACACCTTCACGGGTGCGCCGCAGGCCCCGATCAACACCGACCTCACGCGCCTCGCCGACGCGTTGAGCAGCTTCAACCACGCCCTGTCCGGCTTCGGCACGGCGGCGCTGGCACAGCAGAAGCGGCAGCAGGCCGAGATCGAAGGCGCCCGCGCCAACAAGCTGATCGCCGGCATGACGCGCGACGAGGCCATCGAGCGGGTGCAGAACGGCACCATGCCCAACTTCGCCGACCCGTATGCGAAGGGGCTGGTCGAGGGGAACGCCGGGCAGGCTTACGGCGAGCGGCTGGTGCTCGGCATCCAAGACCAGATCGCGGCAGGAAAGATCGACCTGTCATCCCGTGAGCCGGGCACGAACATCGAAGACATTCTGACGAAGGCTGCGAACGACGAGCTGCAGAACATGCCGCAGTGGTTCCAAGCCTCGAAGCACGCCATGGCCGGCTTCCAGAAGCGGGTCGAGGGTGCCCGTGACGCGCTCATGAAGGCGCAGATGGAGCAGCGGCAGGCTCGCTTCAATCGCGAGATGGAAGGCGTCGCCTTCGACCAGTTCAACAAGATGTTCGATGCTTCGGCTGGTCAGCCTCCCGAAGCGGTGCAGCAGAAGCTGCGCGGCGTTTACCTCGACATCGGCAACAACACCTTCCTCCGCAACGACCAGCTCGACCAGCAGCTCATGAACGTGCTGCGCAATCGGGCGGCTGACCCCAATTCTGTCGAGACTGTCGTCCACGCCCTCGGCGTTGATCGCGTCGGCCGTGACGGCGAGAAGGTTCCGGCGCTCGGTCAGAACCCGCGCTTCGCCGCCGACGTGCAGCAGATCAGGGACATCGCCCGCAACACGCTCACCCGCAAGTACGACGACACGGTCGAGCAGCAGGCGGTCGCCAACGTGAAGAGCGCGATGGAGCGGCAGGACGGCTCGCTCTGGACGATGGGTAACGCCACCTACAAGAACCCCTACGACCGCGCCAGTCCGGACCGTTCTGTGTCCTTGGACAAGGTCAAGGAGAAGGCGGTGAACGATTGGCTGACGTGGTCCCAGCAGACCGCCGAGAGCCGACGTGAGAGCCCCGACAACCGGTTCGAGCGGGAGTGGAGTGTGCTCACCGCGAACAACATCGCCAACCCTGTGTGGAAGGAGATGCTGTCCGGTCCGCCCAAGGCGTTCGCCAACCCACAGGCGCTGACCAACCCGGCCACCCGGCAGGCAGCCATCGCGGCCGGCGAGCAGTTCATGCGGATGAACGAGCGCAACCATCCCTACGTGAAGAACACGCTGGGCTTGGACAAGAACACGCTCGATTACTATCAGGTCTACGACGCCGCACGGCAGCAGCTCGGCAAGACGCCCGACGAGGCGCTCGACATGGCCGCCGCCGCGATCCGCACCCCGGACAACGAGAACGACCTCGCGGTCCGTGCTCAGCGGGCCAAGGACGTGGAAGCGAAGGTGAAGTCGATGGACTTCAGCACGAGCTTCTGGAGCTACCTGCCGTTCGTCAACAGCGACGCCAAGAACGCTGGAGCCGTGCAGAAGCGCGTCCTCGACGTGGCGACGCTCTACACCCGCATCCCCGGCATGTCCCTCGACGACGCCGTCAAGACCGCTGTGGAGACGGTGCAGAAGCGCTCGACCTACATCAACGGTCACGTAGTCACCGACAACGGCTGGCTGCCGCCGAAGCAGTTCACCGGCAACATCGAGGCCGCGCTGGGCGACTTCCACAAGCAGTACGGCGCATCGAACAACGTGGCTAAGGCAACCGACCTGTCCATCGAGCCGATGGGCGGGGGCGTGTTCCGGATCATCGACGCTGCGACCGAAGGTGGCCGACCGCTCTATGCGAAGGACGCCAAGGGCAACGTCGTGCCGGCGACGATCACGATGCCGATGCTCCTCGGGATGCAGAAGCAGAAGGACAACGCCGACGCCGCTGCCCGCATGGACGCGCAGATCAAGACCCGCGACGCCGCTGTCGAAGTCGAGAAGGAGCGACTGCGGGGTACGCCGGATCGGCTGCTGTCTCCCGCCAAGCGCGAAGAGAAGGCCGCCCTTCCAAACAAGCCGAACGAGCCCCTGCGCCTTGCGCCAGTAGGTGCCATCGCGACGCCGCGCTCGGTGACCGAGGCGGTGCCTCCGAAGGCATTCGAGGACTTGTTCAAGAAACTGCTGAACCCCGGCAATCCCCGCACGGGCGGCAGGTAGTCATTAACAGGCGAGGGGGAGCTGAGGCTCCTCCTACGCCCATTAGGAAGTATTCATGGATGAACTGATGAAGGAAGGTTGGATGCCCGAGGGTGTCACCCTTCCACCCGTACAGCCTGTCGTTCAGCCCGAACCGCAAGTCGAGGCGCAGCCGCAGCCGGTTGTAACCGCCGAGGCGCTGCCGCCAGTGCAAGACCCTGCGGTGATGCAGGGGCTGGAGCAGGCCCCGTTGCAACCGGCCCCGGCCGAGCAGCGGGCGAAGCCGACGCTGACGCAATCCGTCCAGGCGCTGACTCCTTACCTCGCTCAGGGGAAGGACTTGGAGCACCTTAACGGGATGCAGGACGCGCTGGCTGAACGGCTCACCCGTCTCATCTCCGAAGCCCCGCAGAACATTCGCGATGGGCTCAAGATCAATTCAGGCTTCCGCTCCGTCGAGCGTCAGGCCGAAATCTACAAGGAAGCCGTCGCCAAGTACGGCTCCGAAGCTGCGGCGCGACGCTGGGCTGCACCGCCCGGCCGCTCCAACCACAACCACGGGCTCGCCGCCGATCTGGGCTTCGCCAACGACGAAGTCCGTAAGTATGTGCATGACAATGCTGCCCGCTACGGACTGGCGTTCCCGATGGGCCACGAGCCGTGGCACGTCGAGACGGCCGAGGCCCGGACCGTGAAGAAGCCGGTCGAGGTGCCTGCTGACATCAAGGGTTACATCGAAGACGCGGCCCAGCGTGCTGGCGTCCCGGTGCATGTCCTGATGGCAACGGCGAAGCAAGAGAGTGACTTCGGTCGCAACACCAAGAGCACCACCAGCTCGGCGAAGGGACTCTTCCAGTTCACCGATGCGACGTGGTCCGACATGGTGAAGCGTAGTGCAGCGATCTACGGTCTGCCGACGACGGTCACTCCGGATGATCCGAAGGCGAGCGCGTTCATGGCAGCGGAGTACATGCGCCAGAACAAGATCGCATTCGAGAAGGCTCTTGGTCGCACCCAGAAGGATGGAGAGATGTACATCTCGCACTTCATGGGGACTCAGGGTGGTATCAACTTCGTGCGGGCCTACGAGAGCAATCCGAGCGCTGACGCTTCGAAGTTGTTTCCCGAGGCGGCGAAGGCCAACTACAACATCTTCTACGACAAGGCCACAGGTCAGCCCCGCACCGTGGCCCAGGTCTATAGCAAGCTGACCTCCTACATCGATGGTAACACAGATTACGCTGCTGCCGGGCCGACCAACTTCGGCGCTCAGCGCACCGTGACCGACTTCCGGCCGACCGCGCCTACCGTGTCTCAGGGTGAGGTGATGGCTGCCAACGACGCGATGGCGAAGCGCGAGGCTGAGATGCCGTGGTACCAGTCGACGGCGGATGCCATCAGCCAGCATTCAATCACCGCGAGGCTGCTGCGAGACAACCCGCACTTCACTCCGGACGCCAGCTTCGTGTTGACGCCGGAGGTGCAGAAGACACTGCAGACCGAGTACCAGCTCTCTCCCGAGATGCTTCCCCGTCTGGAGAAGGCGGTGTCGGAGCAGCACGCCACCTACATTGCCCAGCAGGCGCAGCGGGACCAGATGGCCCAGCAGCACCTGAGTGACTCGGGCTTCACAGGTGCGGCCCTCTCCCTGGCGACGGCGCTGCTCGACCCGGTATCGCTCAGCGTCGGTGTGGCTACGGGCGGCCTCGGCGACATCGCAGCGGTTGCTGTTGGTGCCGGCCGGGCAGGGCGCGTTGCGGCGCAGGCTGGTGCCGGCGCAGCGGCGAACGTCGGCCTCGAACTGGCGGAGCGGCGGCTCGACATGTCCGGCAGTGAGCACAACCTGCTCATGACGGCTGCAGTCGGCGCGATGTTCGGTGGAGCCTACGGGCTTCTGTCGCGTAACCCGGCAACGATGGCGGAAGCACAGCGGTTGTCCAACCTCGGCAAGTCCATGAAGGACGAGCTGATGGGCGCCACGGCTCCGCACAATCCGAACGCGGTCGGCGCTGCCGGCAACCCGAACGCCACCCTGCCGTTCCTGAGCGACAACGCTTGGGTCGCCACCCGTGACGCGGACGCGCCTTACACGGTCAACAAGGTGGCCGGTGTGAAGGTTGGCCGCTTCGATGCTGTCGGCCAGCTCAAGTCGGTCAAGGACCCGAACACCCGGCTGGTGGGCGGCGCACTCGGCGAGGACGCTGTGGGTAACGCGGACGGCAGCATCAACACGTTCTCGGCCACGGAAGAGATGGAGCTGATGCACCGCAAGGACATCGCCCAGCTCAATCAGATGTGGGCTCCTGCGGCCTCCGAGTGGGCGAAGGACAACGGCTACAAGCTGGGCCGCCTGACCGGCGGTGCCAACTTCAACGACGAGGTCACGGCGTACATCCGCAACACCGACCCGACCGTCGAGTGGCATCCGGCGGTGAAGCGCCTCGGCGATCACATCGCGAAGATGAATGCCGAGAAGCTGCGCGACGCGCAGAACCCACTGCGCCGCGAGGGGCTCGTCGGGCGGCCTGTGAAGGGCTTCGAGGACGTGCCCGAGAACCCGAACTACATGATGCGTATCTACGACTCGTTCAAGCTGAATCAGCTCCTCGACGAGCGGGTGCCGACCGGTGTCGGTCAGCGCGGGCTGGAGGCGTGGTTCAAGGGTGCGATGCGCAGCGCTCAGCCGTGGATCGACGACGAGCTGCTCGACCGGATCGCCGAGGGCACCGTCAAGCGGCTGCGGCAGAAGGCCAACGGCATCGACGAGGCACTCAACCTGATGCACTCGGGCTTCGATGTCGAGCACCTGAAGGAGCTGCTGCGCGACGCCGATCTGGCCGAAGAGCGCATCGACTGGCTGCTGAAGACGATCCGTGTGAAGTCCGAAGCTGCCGGCGACGTGCGGTCAAAGCACCGCGTGATGCTGGACGAGAATTTCGTCCTGCGCGGCTACCGGACGTTCGGCGGTGATGCGCGTGACGTGTCGTTGAAGGACTTCACCGTCACCGACGCGAAGCTGCTGTCGGACCTGTACTTCCGCCACATGAACGGGCGCATCGCGCTCGCTCGCGTTCGGGTGAAGAACCCGACGACCGGCGAGATGCTGATCAACGGCATCACCTCGGACAACGAGTGGGCGACGGTGAAGGGCAAGCTCGCGAAGTCCATGGCGGACAACCACATGGACGCCGTTGAGATCAAGAAGCAGCTCGCAAACCTCGACTTCCTCTACGACCGGACGCTGGGCCGACCCGACCCGGCGCAGGACGGGAAGTGGGCGGACTGGTTGCGTCGTGTTCGGAAGTTCAACTTCCTCCGGCAGGCCGGCTCGTTCGGTCTGGCGCAGCTTCCCGAAATGGCGATGATCCCGGCGAACCTCGGGATCAAGGCGGCGCTACAGCACATGCCCGCCTTCAAGCGCATCATCACGATGGATGGTCGCTCGATCCTCGACGACGGCCTCGCGGCTGAGTTCGAGGCGGCGTTCGGCATTGGCACCGACCGACTCCGTGGCATGCAGTTCTTCCGCAGCGACGAGTTCGGTTACCACGCTGCCGGCGCACTCGGTAAGCTCGACAACGCGCTGGACTTCGGCCAGATGGCCGTTGCCGAAGCGTCGGGCATGACGACCATCAACACGATGCTGCAGCGAACCACTGCCAAGGTGATCGCGCAGAAGTTCGCCGACATGGCGATCAACCCCACGACGATCAACATGAAGCGCATGGCGTCCATCGGCCTCGACGATGCGATGCTCAAGCGGATCATCGGTCAGGTGAAGGACAACTTCACGACCGAGGACGGCATCCTGTTCAAGCACAAGGTCACCCGGATGAACCTCGATAACTGGTCCGATCTGGAGGCCCGCGCTGCGTTCGAGAACGCTGTCTTCCGTTGGGCTCGACGCATCGTGCAGGAGAACGACATCGGCAACATGCACCGCTGGGCGAGCCGACCGCTGTGGCAGATGCTGTTCCAGTTCCGCACGTTCTCACTCACCGCGTGGAACAAGCAGTTCATGGTCAACATGCACCTCCGCGACATGACCTCGTTCAACATCATGATGTACGGGCTCATTGCAGGTGCCGGCGCCTACGCCCTCCGAACCCAACTGCAGGCAATGGGGCGCTCCGACAAGGACGACTACCTGCGCAAGCGGTTGGCCCCGGAGAAGCTGGCGGCCGGTGCGTTCCAAGCGGCGGGCTGGTCCTCGCTGCTGCCGATGGCCATCGACACCGCCGGCTACCTGACCGGCATGAACCCTGTGTTCGATGCACGTACCTCGGGCAACGCCTCCGACATGATCTTCGGCTCGCCGACCATCGGCCTGATCGACGACGTGGCGAAGGCGGCGAAGGGCGTCGTGCAGCCGATCAGGGACGGGCGTGAGCGCTCGCAGCTTGAAAGTCGCGCCATTGCAAAGGTTGCACCTCTGCAGAACTGGGTGCCGGCCTCGGCGCTCTTGTCGACCATGATCTCGGGCCAGCCTGAACGGCCGCCTCGGTAACAACTCGCGGGGGAGGTGATCCCTCCCTCGCACCCTCTCAAAGGAACATGGCAAGCTACGTATTCTATCCGGGCAACGGCTCGCAGACCGATTGGGCTGTGCCGTTCCCGTACCTTTCGGCTGACCACGTCAAGGTCTACTCGGGCGGCGTCGCGCAGCCGTTCACCTGGATCAACAGCGCACTTCTTCGCGTGACCCCTGCGGTCCCCGCCGGCACCGTGCTGCTGGTGAAGCGCGAGACCCAGAAGACGCCGATGACGGTGTTCGAGAACACGAACAACCTCACGGCCGAGAACCTCACCCTCGCGGAGACGCAGGCCCTCTTCATTGCCGAAGAAGCGTCTGACCGCGCCAACATGTCCATCGCGCTCGACGAAGCGACGGGCCACTTCGACTTCAGCGCCCGCCGAGCCACCAACGCCGCTAACCCGGTGAACGCGCAAGACCTCGTCACCAAGCAGTGGGCCGAGACCGCGCAGACCGCACAGCTGGCGCAGGCCATCGCGGCTAAGGATGCAGCGATCAATGCGCGAGCGACCACCGAAGCTGCTCGGGATGTCGCGATCGAGAAGGCGCAATCTGCTGCAGACGACGCCGACTTCGCGCACGAGAGCATCGCTACAGTCACTGGCATCGCTTCCACCGTGGCGGCCGACAGGGCGACCGTCGCTTCGGACAAGGCTGTCGTCGCTGCATATCGGAACGACACGGCCGCCGATCGTGTTGCTACGGCCGCCGACCGAGTGGCTACCGGTCAGGATCGCGCAGCCGTAGCCGCAGACAAGGCTACCGTAGCGGCCGATAAGGCGACCGTCGCGGCCGATAAGGCCGACGTGAACACGGCAAAGGTTGCTGCACAGGCGGCTCAAGCTGCGGCTGAAGCTGCACGCGATCAAGCCAAGCAGATCGTGGGCTCCCCGGCGGCGTCAGGTGTCACGTTCGCCCCGGCATCGTCCATCACCTCGACCAATGTACAGGACGCGATCGTCGAAGCGCTCGCCGACGCAACCGAGACGGCCAACACGAAGCTGGCGAAGAACCAGAACCTCGCCGATGTGCTCGACAAGGCGGCTGCCCGTTCGAACCTCGGGCTTGGCTCGGCGGCTACCCTCTCGGCCGGTAACACCGCTGGCAACGTAGTCCAGCTCGATGCGGCAGGGCGGCTCCCGAATGTGGACGGATCGCAACTAACCGGCATCCAGGGCATCCCTGTTGGCACTACGATCCTTGTGAATGGCGGCACGGCCCCGCCGGGCTTCCTGAAGGAGAACGGTGCTGTTCTCTCGCGGGCCGCGTACCCAGCCCTGTGGGCTTACGCGCAGACCTATTGCCGCGTCGTGAGCGAGGCGGACTGGGCCAACGGTAATTGGGGTACGTTCTCTTACGGCGATGGCTCGACCACCTTCCGCATCCCGGACACGCGCGGCGAGTTCATCCGTAACTGGGATGATGGTCGCGGTGCAGACAGCGGCCGTCCGTTGGGTTCCTTCCAGGGGCAGGACATCCAATCACACAGTCATCCCTACGCCCTCCCTGCTGGCTACAACTACGGCTACGCTAACGCGTGGCCGCTGCGGGCACACCCGTCAGCGTCCGATACCACTTGGACCGGCGCGGCCGGCGGTAGTGAGACCCGGCCTCGAAACGTCTCTAAGATGGCGTGTATCAAATACTAACGAAGGACTTCAATGCAAATTTGGAACTACGACCCCACCACCGGAGAGTTGGTCTCCACTGGCTTGTCAGATGAAAGCCCGATGGAGCCCGGCGTCTTCCTGCTTCCGGCATTTGCGACTAACATTGCGCCGCCAAGTTTCGTTGACGGCTTCTGCCCTGTGTTTCGCGATGGAGGTTGGTCTCTTGTCGAAGACCATCGCGGCGAGAAGTGGTGGGATGTGAATGGGGCAGAGATTGTCATCTCGGAGCTTGGTAAGGTTCCGGATGGGCTTAGCAACGTCGCCCCTCCGCCCCCGGAACCTGCACCCCCGCCGCCTGCGATTGTAACACCTCGCCAGTTGCGGCTGGCGCTAACCAAGTTCGGGATGCGGCAAGCGGTGGAAGATTATGTGAACACCCAAGACATCACCGTGAAGGATAGTTGGGAGTATTCCTCTCAGTTCGAGAGGACGCATCCTCTGATCCTGGCAGCGGCGGCCGCACTTGGTAAGGCGGAGGCTGACCTCGACGCCTTGTTCGATCTCGCGAAGACCCTGTGACCATTGAGAACGCGACGACCGGCGCCGCTGTAGGCGCTGTTACCAGCCCGATCTGGCTGCCGTCGCTCCACGACATCTCCACCGCCTGCGCTGAGGTGTGGCCGATCCTCGGCGCGATCTGGCTGTGTATGCAAATCGGCTTCAAGCTGTACGACCGCTTCTCCGATAGGTGAGCATCCGCATTCGTAAGGTGGACGGTCGCAAGCACGATCGACTGCTCTGCGACCTCCACGACGAAATCTTCGGGGACACTGCTCCTCAGATCGATACGAGCTACGGGCACCACTGGATCGCCTACGACTACGACCAACCGGTCGCCCTCGCGCAGCTCGTCCCGTCAACCCTCGGCGACGACATCGGTTACCTGAAGCGGGCCGGTGTGATGCCATCGCACAGAGGGCAGGGGCTCCAACTCAAGCTGCTCAAGGTTCGCGAACGCGAAGCCAAGCGGCTGGGCTGGAAGCGGCTCGTCACCGACACCGCGCTCCGCAACATCCACTCATCCAACAATCTCATCCGAGCAGGCTTCACGCTGTTCGAGCCCCCGATCCGCTGGGGCTTCGCGACCGGCCTGTACTGGACCAAGGACATCTCATGAGCAAGGCAACCACCGCAGCCATGGAAGCGCTGCACGGTGCGCTCGCTCTCGCCCTCGCCAACAAGATCGCGAGCGGTGAGGCGACCGCCGCAGACCTGGCTGTCGCCCGTCAGTTCCTCAAGGACAACGGCATCGACGCCGTCCCGACCGATAGCAACGGCCTCGGCAAGCTGGCCGCGCAGCTTCCGTTCCAGACTGACGACGACGAGTGATCAAGACTAAGCGCCACCTGAAGGGGACCACGTCGCTCACCGACGCTGATCCCCTGAAGGCGGACTTCCGCAACTTCCTCTGGATGGTGTGGCGGCATCTCAATCTGCCAGACCCCACGCCCGTCCAGTATGACATCGCGCAGTTCCTGCAGCACGGCCCGCGCCGTCTGGTGATCGAAGCGTTCCGAGGCGTCGGTAAGAGCTGGGTCACCTCGGCCTTCGTCTGCTGGCTGCTCTACTGCAACCCGCAGTGCAAGATCATGGTGGTCTCGGCGTCGAAGCAACGCGCCGACGACTTCAGCACCTTTACGCTGCGCCTCATCAACGACATCGAGGTTCTGCAGTTCCTGCGTCCGCGCGACGACCAGCGGTCCTCCAAGGTCGCGTTCGACGTTGGCCCGGCCCAGCCTGACCACTCACCCTCGGTGAAGTCCGTCGGCATCACCGGCCAGCTCACCGGCTCCCGCGCGGACTACATCATCGCCGATGACATCGAGGTGGTGAGCAACTCCGCGACGCAAGCGCTTCGCGACAAGCTGGCAGAGCTGGTGAAGGAGTTCGACGCCGTGCTCAAGCCGGGCGGCCGGGTGATCTACCTCGGCACCCCACAGTGCGAGCAGTCGCTCTACAACGCGCTTCCGGAGCGCGGCTACGTCGTCCGCATCTGGCCCGCCCGTTACCCTACCGCCGACAAGCGGGAGAAGTACGGCGCGAAGCTGGCGGCGATGATCGCCAACGCGCTCGATGCCAACCCCGACCTCGAAGGGCGCTCGACGGACCCCGATCGGTTCTCCGACGAGGATCTGACGGAGCGCGAGCTGTCCTATGGACGCTCCGGCTTCGCCCTCCAATTCCAACTTGATACGAGTCTCTCAGATGCAGACCGCTACCCTCTTAGGCTGCGTGACCTTGTTGTGCTCCCTCTTGATCCTCTGCGCGGGCCTTCTGACCTTGCGTGGGCGTCGGGGCCGGAGCAGCGCTTCGAAGAAGTCCCAGCAGTCGGACTTAATGGCGATCATTACTATCGGCCTATTTTTGTAAGCCGCGAGTACACCGAGTACGAAGGCTCGGTCATGTTCGTCGACCCCTCGGGGCGCGGCAAGGACGAGACCACCTACGCCGTGGTGAAGATGCTGCACGGCCGGCTGTTCCTCACGGACATCGGCGCGTTCCTCGGCGGCTACGACGAGGGCACCCTGACCAGCATCTGCTTGGCTGCCCGGCGGCAGAACGTGAACCTGATCCTCTGCGAGCCCAACTACGGCGGCGGCATGTTCACCCAGCTCCTGGCCGCGAAGGCGCAGCAGGTCTACCCGGTCGAGGTGAAGGACGCCGAATGGGCGAAGGTCCAGAAGGAGGCCCGGATCATCGACACGCTGGAGCCGGTCATGAACCAGCACCGGCTGATCGTCTGCCCGTCTGTGATCGAGAAGGACTACAGGTCCACCGAGGGCTATGCCGGCGAGGACCAGCAGGGCTACCGGCTATTCTACCAGATGACCCGGATCACCCGCGACCGTGGCGCCCTGAAGCACGACGACCGTCTGGACGCCTTGGCCGGTGCCGTGGCGCACTGGACCGAGTTCATGAACCGGGACGCCGAGAAGGCCCATCTGGCCCACAGGGAAGCCCTTGTGGACGCCGAGCTGGAGAAGTTCATGGCATCGGTCATCGGAGCCGAGCGCTTCTCCTCGGGCTCGCAGGGCCGCTTCGCCAGCTCGATCATGGCCGGCAGGCGGCGCTAAGTAATTAGGTTGCACTTAAGCGATAGCGCCGCCCGAGGGTTCCTATAGGGATATACTGTAGTGGCACTTAAGGTGCTCCTACTGGGGATACTGTAGTACCACTGAAGTGGCCACCTACACGATGGAGACCTAAGAGCCTCTTCTTGATGGTGGCCACGGAGGGTGGACCCGAGGGCCGCCCTATAGCCTCGCTGGGCGCTCGGCATAGGGCGAATGTGTGGCAGGGCGACCATCAATTGCCTCCCCAATAGAGCAGCCGCAATCCCCACCCCAGTAGAGCGACTCCGAAGCTCGTACAGCGCCCTTCCGGCTTCCCGGTACTACCCCAGCGGCCGACCTCGAAAGGCGCACCACGGGCCACGTATGGCGATCGTAGAGTGTCTACGAAGGGTGGGGGAAGGTGGTCCGGATAGTTGGCGCAAATTTCTGAAGGGCAGGCTCGAACCCTATAAGGGCGCGAGTTCCCCCGTGGGGGCCTTCGATCCTGCGCGTCCCGCTTGCGACTGTCACCGCGAAGTGGCACCGCTTGGGGCTAACCCATTGATTTCATTGGACTTGCACGGGATAAGATATCCCTCGGGCCACTCAAACCGCACCGGGCGGGGGCTTTCGGCGCATTGAACGGCAAGGGCACGTCGGCTATCCGTGTTCGTTCGCCCCTATCAGTGTTTTTGCGAGCAGTCAATGCACATTCAACACCACCGCAACGCCCTTTCCGCGCCCGCCCGTGCCACTCTCGCGCCCTTCCGGTGCGCCGCAAGCGCCTTGGCCGTGGTCACCCTCTGGTGCGCTTCTGGTGCGCCGGCCGTGGCCGTCAACGTCGTCGATAGGCCATGCAAGGCTGGCACCGTGGCCGTCATGGTGTGGCACGATAGGGAAGCGAACGCGTCCGACCTGTATTGCAGCGCCAGCGCCGCCGATCCGGGTAAGCCTGAACGCGTCGCCGGCCGTTGCGCCATTGATCCACGCGGCGCGTCTATCGCACGGGCAACGCCGGCCGGCTCGGTCGTGATCTTCCAATGCCAGCCAAGCGCCGCCGGGCAATGCGTCCCTATCTGCGAACGGTGATCAGGCAACCCGTGCGGACCATAGCGTAAATCGATAGCCCGATATCAGCGCCTCCGAACGGTCTGTTTCGTCAAGTTGATCAGCCGCTTATGCGAAAGTGGTAATAACTTCAATTTTTCGGTTGCGTGCGGATCATAGTTGATCTATAACCCTTCCCATTCACCGGGTAACACCACGTTGCCCTTGGGCCTTGGACGACTGGCCGACACCATACCAAATCGTCTCGACTGGTACCGGTCCCGTGGTTAGCACGGGCTGCCTAAGCGCCGGTCGGCTCCCTGAGTGCCCATCGTGGCCGCGCCTTGCTGGCGACAGGATCAGCCGACCCCTTCCCGAAAGGGATTAAGCGCTGGGTCGCGATGGTGGTCTCCAGCGGATCGAATAGATCAAAAACCGAGCGCAGCGGTGCGACCGCGCAGGCTTGTTAGCACGCCGCAGGGTTACGACCCTTTGCAAGCGGCAGATGCCGGACGCCAGAGCTGCGCTTTCTTTTGATCTAACGAATGCCAATCATAGACTAACTACAAAGAGGGTACAATGAGAACGGCAACCTGCATCTACCACTCGCAGCGCTGGAACGACCTTGTCGAAACCGGCTGGCGGACTTCGGTGGTGCGCGTGATCAGCGGCGAGCGGATCGCCTTCATGGTCCGCGAGGACTGACCGGGCGACGTGCGTCCATTTCCCTAAACGACTGCTGATCATAGTGAGACTACACATGTCGAATGGTTTCATCTTCTATCGCGGCCCTTCGATGTTGGACGGGTCGCCGATCATCGCGGTTGCTACCGGCCTTGATCGCGGTTCTCGCAACGGCAAGACGGGCGGCGAACTGATCCAGACTTGGATTTTGCGCGATGACATGGCGCCGCACGACGCGGTCAAGACGGGCGCGGACGCTGCGATTTGCGGCGACTGTCCGCACCGGGGCCGCGTTGAGGATGGCCGCAACGTGGCGCGTAGTTGCTACGTGGTGCCGCATCAAGCGCCGCTGAGTGTCTGGCGCACCGCACAGCGCGGCGTCTATCCCGTCATTGATCCGTGCGACGCTGCGGACGCCTTCGCCGGCCGGCTGGTTCGCCTCGGTTCCTACGGTGACCCTGCAGCGGTCCCGGCGGACGTGTGGGCTTGCGTGCTGGCGGGCGTCGCCGGCAAGACGGGCTACACTCACCAATGGAAGACGCCGCGCTTCGCCGCACTCAAAGCCTTCTGCATGGCAAGCTGCGACACTCCGGAGGATCAGCGCGAGGCGTCCGCTGATGGCTGGCGCACGTTCCGCGTCCGTCTCGACGGTGAGGCGCTACATGATCGCGAGATCACCTGTCCGGCTTCGGCAGAGGCGGGGGCTAAGACTTCCTGCGATGCCTGCAAGGCGTGCGGCGGGTTGACCGCTAAGGCACGCGTCAACATCGCGATCATCGCGCACGGCGCGGCCAGCAAGGTGAATGCCTTCGCTCGTCTTCGCGCTGCTTAATCGAATGCTGACCATAGAATAACTACGTATTGCGGGCGGCGTTTGCCGCTCGCGTTAGGCACTTTCGCCAAGTCATTGAGGGTTACCATGTCGGACCGTGTCGACCACGCGCACATTGAGCGCAAGCGTCGCGAGATCGCCCGTATTGAGGGCGGCCACGCCTATTCAGCCACTGCGGTAGACGCCGCGATTGCGCAATCCAACCGCGCCGGACGCCGCATTTCCAAGCGGGAAGGCGAGCGCATCCACGCCTTGCTGCGAGGGTGGCGGGGATGATCGACGACCCGAACAGCAAGGTCGAGCGCGTCAAGCTGCAGGGTCGCGAGACAATCACGCACTTAGCAACGGTCGACGACTTGATAGTTCACCGTGCCGGCAACGGCGGGTTGGTCGTCGAGTTCGTCGTTTGGGACAAGCGCGACAAGCCGCTTGAAAGCTACCGACTAACTATCTGCCCAGAGGATGCCGAGCGCATCCGCAAGGCGTGAACTGATCCGAGGGGCTGGCCGTGTTGTCAGCCCCTCCAGTGAGTTCACAGCAAGAGGGAATAGCACGAATGGCCGTGCGAATGGTCTACAACACCAACATCCGGGCGCTGCGTTATGACGCGCGGCAAGGTAAGGCGCTGACCGATGCCGAAGAACTACGGGTGAAGCGGGAGGCCGAGCGCTACATCGACGCGGGAGGCTTGCGACGGGGCGGGCCGCGCCTTCTGGTGCCGCTCAATCGCCCTGCGCGGGCCTTCAACCCGTTCCGCAGCAAGCCGCCGAAGATCGACGCTGAACACGTTGTGGTTCGGTTCGAGGGTGCGATGGTCGCGCGTCCGTTCATCAGGTCCGAGACACCGCCTCGCCGGTCCCGCAATCTGTTTCAAGAGTTCAAGCTGGCCGCTCTGGCCGACTTGGAGCGTGTGGAGCGCATGGACATGATGCGAGCCCCGACGTGGGTCGTGGGACGCCCGGCCCTACGTGATCCCCGCAGCCCGGCTGCTGGCGTGCGATCCCGCTGGATCGACGGCGAGCATTTCATCGCCCGGTTGAAGAAGCGAGGCTACTGCTACCTCGGTTCCGGTTGCTACTCGACGGTGCTGTACAAGCCCGGCAGCAACCGCGTTGTGAAGGTGAGCCGCAGGCCCGACAACTGGCTGGACTACGTGCTGTGGGCGACCAAGGCCGGTTATGCTGGCACCTTCGCGCCCGTCGTCCACTCGTTCCGCCGCTTCAATCAGGGACTCGATGGTGAGTTCTATGTGGCAGTGGTCGAGCGCCTCGTCGAGACGGTCAACGACATCGAGCGGCGCGATCGTCGCCACCGCGCGGTCAAGGCGCAGGGCTTCCTGCGCTCGTACATCCACGCCAACCATGATCAGGACGGCGTCGCCGCTGATCGTCTCTTCGCTGGCTCGCTGCGGTTCGCCGTCGAGCTGCGGATGGAGTTTCGGGGTGCCGGCCTGGACCTTCACGCCGGCAACTGGATGACCCGCGAAGACGGGCAACTGGTCTGCACCGATCCGGTCTGCGAGGGGCGGTCGACCGCACCGTCGAGGATGCGCAACCGCGACCTTCGCGCCCTTCAGGCTGCCTGAAAACGTACCAATCGTGGACTAACTACGAATGCAAGTAAGCGTATTCATCTCCAAACGGTCGGCCCATGAAGCCGGCCGCACTGCAATCAAGGGCCGTCCGCTGCGCTATCGCGTGGAACGGCGCATGAACCGTAACCCTGATCGCTCCGCCGAGATCGGCTACCGCGTATCCCTCTGGTCCTGCGAGGGGAGGGTGGGGTGGTTGTGCGAATGACCTACGAACAGGCGCTGGCCATCCTCGGTGACGCCCCGGCCTGGGAGCTGCGGTCGATCATCGAGCGGGCGCCTGACGGGTCGCTGGAAGACGGCGCCGCCCGTGTACTTTTGCGGCGGAAGGTTGCGATGTGTAGGCGAAATCAGAACGCTCCTACCTTCGTTGCATAGCAACACTACAGGTTGATCGTACATAGCTCCGCCCGGATGGGTGGGTATCCACATGCGTACCGGATGCAGGAATTTAATCGTAGACTTCGGGGGAAGTTCTCGTTATGTTCCGCGTCCCAAGAGTGAGAAAGGAGACCTTAAATGGACGGCTTCTTCGAGATGCAGCAGCTCGTGGCCGAGATCACACCGGACGAGCTGGTGTCTCCCGATGTTCCCGAAGGTTATCAAACGGTTGCGGGATGGTGGGCCACTGAGGAAGCGGCGGCCCTGGACCTGTTGGAGAACCCCATCGGAACGCTGTTCGAAGACGAAAAGGAGATCGTTATGAAGGCTGAACAACGCAGCATCCTGTGGAAGTCGTGCTCTGCACCGGCTGCGCTCCAGCGGGTGGGCTTCACCCATGTGAAAGCATTCCCGTTGGCACTCCTACAACAGCACTACCCCTCTAATCCGTAGGCTGTTGCGAGTCGGCGTATGACGCGTTAAATTGCCGTTCTGCAAAAACGGAGGTTACCGTGAAGAAGACCATCGCAACGAAAGCAGATACCAACATCGAAGACGGCCCGTGGGTCGAGAGGCTGGCGCTGTTGATCGACGAGTTCCGGAAGATCAACCCGGACATCACGGCGAACCAGATGTTGGTCCTGCTTCACATCGGCCATAAGCCCGGCATAACCCAGCGCGAGCTGGCCGAGGCGGTGCAGGTCAAGGACGGTACGATTTCGCGCATCTGCGCCTTAATGTCGGAGCGCGGTCACCAAGGCCGCCCCGGCCTCAACGTTGTGTCCATCGAGCCAGTGCCCGGCGACTTCCGGTCGAAGGGTCAACGGCTCGTTGGCAACGGTAGGCGCCTATACGCCAGCATCCGAAAGCTGATGACCGACCCTTCCACATGAGAGGCTCGCCATGGCCACGTACGCCAAGGGCAACAAGTTCATCACCAAGTTCATGGTGGACGGCAAGCGCCACACCAAGATGCACGACACCAAGGAGGAGGGCGAGGCGTGGGAGTTGCAAGCCCGCGCGGCCCTGAAGCTGGGCAAGCCCATGCCCGAGCAGCCGACGAGGGTCGGCGGTGTTGACACCGGCACGATGCAGAACGTCCTGCGGTCTGCGACAACCCTCCACTGGAACCAACTCCGGCGCGGCGGCCAGAAGTCCGTCATGAACGCCGGCATCTTCGTTGACTGGGTCGGCCCGAAGACTTCGCCGACTGACGCCTTCAAGCAGGACAAGATCAGGGACTTCATCCGCTACCTGCTGGAGGAGCGCGGCTGCTCGCCGATCACCGTCAACAAATACATCTCCGCCATTTCGATCCTGGCGAAGTTCAGCGACGTGAAGAGCGTCAAGCTGCCCTGGTTCAAGCCGAAGGAGGACCGCGCCCGAAAGCGGTACTTCACTCCAGAGGACGAGGCCGAGGTGGTCGAGCTGCTGCACCGCTGGGGCCGGGAGCGGGAGCGCGACTTCTTCATGTTCCTGAACGACACCGGCCTCCGTCCGTGGTCCGAGGCGGTCCCGCTGACGTGGGACCGCTGCCGCGCCGATCGGGTGGTCGACATCGTCGGCAAGAGCGGGAAGCTGCGCGACGTGCCGCTGACCAAGCGGGCGGCGCTGATCCTCGCACGGCAACCGCGCGGCCTGTCCGGCCCCTGGACCGGGCTCCACGCCAAGGCGATGTCGGAGCTGTGGGACCGCGTCGTCGCGTGCATCCCTCGCCTCGACGGCGTCGGCCCGAACCGCACGGTGTGGTACACCTGCCGGCACACCTTCGCGTCACGCCTCGTGCAGGCCGGCGAGGGCTACGGCCACATCGGCAAGCTGATGGACAACAGCCCGGCCATGATCGAGAAGGTCTACGGCCACCTCGATCCGAAGCACCTTCGGGATGCTCTCAACTCTCTGGAGCGCTACGGGAATGGGACGCATCTGTCCCTTGTTTCGTCCTCCTGA